GAACACCAAAACGAACTTTGTTTCAGACCCAGAGTATCAAGTGAGTAACGATCAGGATGAACAACAGTTTAATAAGAATGGAGAACCGCAAACAGACGAGAAAGAAAGCTTTTTTACAAAAATTATCACAAAAGAGACTGGAAAACACACCTCTACGTGCTATTATATAAGGGTACATGATAGCACCCTGTTCGACCCTACCGGAACCAATAGCTTTAGGGTGAAATACTTAGACACGAAGATGAGAAAAGTGTCAAAAACAGCCTTCGACTACTATATGATCTACTTGAAAACTAAAAATTCTATATACCTAACCAAGGCACAAAGGAGCTTTTTAGATGGCTAAACAAGGACCACTCGGTACGGCAGAAAAATTTTACATCGAAAGCAAATGGACCGGAGATAATCTTGAAGAAATTTGTACATCTCTAGACAGAAGCAAGTCTGCCGTTAAAAAGCACGTAGCTCAAAGCAAAATAGACAAACCCGAAGCCTTCGGGGCTAAAAACCTAATGGCTAGAAGAGATGGTATAGCCATGATGACAGAGGACGCTTCTAGCTTATCTGACCTGAGTAGAAACTCTCGTGAAGCTCCAAGACCTCAATGTGTATTTAAGATAACCGGAGATGGATAATGTCCGAATGGATAAAACACTACAGAACAAATAAGCGTGTAGTGTGGATAAAATGTAAGTGTAGCGACCAGTCGGAACACTTCTTTCACAGTATGAAGGATTGGGTTTCGTTGGTCTCTGACACTTACAAACAATCAACCTACTTAACCGAGTTAGCCATTCAGTTTAGGTCACATGAAGAAAAACTTGATATAACAGATTGTGATAGCGTGTATTTAATTACATCGGCAATGTGTTCGATGGGTGGAGCCAGTAAAAACTACCTCACGTTTGGAAAGGTGAATGGAAACTCTGTCAAAAAGCAGATGTGGATCATTCCAGAACTAATAGTTGAAAAAGAATATGATGACACCGTTGATAATTGTTTTGAAGAGGCTATAATTGATGTTAGAAAAAAGAAAAAGAACGGAGAAGAGTAGATACAAGCACCAAACTACTGGTGATCATTGCACCTGTGCTGCCTATGTTGCCGAGGCGATGTGTCTCAGAAATGCAGAAAACAAAAACAAGGGGTCTCTACCATATAAATTCTGGAATAGGAAACCTTGGGATTGGACTTTCAAAAGACAGCTTATGGCAGCGAATAAGATTCTGAAAGATTGCCCAGAGGAAGTCTTAGTTAAAGCTATTGGGTCACCAGAATTCAAAAGAATATTTTCTTTGAATAGCCCAAGAGCTAAGAGTATCATAAAAAAATACAAGATTCAACATGTAGCAGACCAAGAAACCAGGAGTGAAAAGGTAAATAAAAGCCTAGACATAAAAAAAGAAGCAACCACTAGAAAAAAATCCTACGGTAAGAAATCAAAATTTGACAAACTAAGGAGTATAGAGCGTGGCCAAGAAGAAATCGAATAAGTTTAAAGATGACGCCGTCAGCAATCAGATTATATCAAAGTACGGCGGTATCATACAGGGTGGAGAAGAAGTACTTGAAAAACTAGAAACGTTTAACACGCTAAGTATATCGCCCTCTTTAGATATTGCCCTGGGAGGTGGCATACGGGAGGGAAATTGCGTCATAGTAGGCGGTGAACCTAAGACTGGTAAAACAACAACAACTCTGCACTTTGCTTCAAAGTGTCAAGCCTTGGGTAAAAACATCATCTACTTTAATACCGAAGGTAGAATGACAAAAGAGAACTTTACGGGAATCAAGGGTTTTGACCCCAAGAAGGTTAAAATTGTTCAGGCTACTGATGAACAGCCATTAGTGTCGGCAGAAATGTACCTCAACGCACTAGAGACCTACGTAAAGAACACACCAGACCTGGTGGCGATTGTAGACTCCGTATCGAGTATGGTCCCACAGGAGGAACTAGAGGGGGAGATCAGAACAGGAGTTAGAAACAGCCTACCAAGATTGATGTCTATGTTTCTCAAAAGAATCTCTGGTGACGTATCGAGAACGAAAGCCATCTTGATCTTTATACTACATAATATATCGAATACCGGAGGTAGTCGGTGGGCACCTGCCAAGATGGAAGATTCTGGAAACATGGTACAGTATCAAGCTGGTACAAAAATGATAATCACACATAGAGGCAAATGGTTACAATCTGGAGACGATTCTGGTCCGCATGTCGGTCAGATTGCCAATTGGAGGATTTTGACATCTGCTGCTGGTGGAACACCGAACTCAACCGCAGAGGGTTGGATTAGATACGGAATTGGGGTTGACGAGGCCCAAGAAATAGCTCAGCTAGCAAATGAATTTAGCATGGTAAAGAGGGCAGGAGCTTGGTATGAAATATCAGTAGCTATTGACAACAGGACAGACCCTGTGATAAAGAAGTTGTTAAAAGCTAACGATGTTGACTTTAACGACCTAGAGGCCGTTACTAAGTTTTTCAAGTTTCAAGGCATCCAAAAACTAACAGACTTTTTAATCGAGAATGAATCAGTAACAAAGTTTATTCACGACCAGATAAAAGAAATCATATGAAAGTTGTCGGGATGAACGGTAGAGAGTACCGGATCGATCTGAAAAAATACATCGTTAGAGGTGATGACACAAAGAAAAGGTCAAGTTATCACCTAAGAGCACGCGATATACTACGTGAGACATTTAAAGGATATAGCGTTCTAGAAGAGGTGAAACTGCCTGGGTCTAGGAATCCTAGCAAAAAATCCGCTTTATTCCTTGACTTTCTGATTCCAAGTGTTATGATAGGGGTTGAAGTCCACGGCAAGCAGCATTATGAGTTCTGTTCCTTTTTTCATAAGACTAAGGCTGGGTTTTACGGCCACAAGAGAAGAGACGCTATTAAAAAAGAGTGGTGTGAAATAAACGAAGTTACACTTGTAGAGTTCAGTTATCTAGATTCAGATGAAGAATGGAGAGATCAAATTGACTGCGCAAGAGAGGCTTGAAAACTTTTTAGAAGGCATTGATAGATACATCGAGGCAAAAAATCTCGGCCCGCCAGAGTTTAAAGATGAATTCAGACTACCAGAGGATATGTCTCTCTCGGATTTAGACAAGCTAACGCGAGACGACTGCTTTAACTATGCTTACCAACTATATCAATACGCCGACCACATAAATCAAGAAAAAAGCAAACAGGAGACCGTAATAAACTGGTGTAAGTCGTCCATAATGACTATAATATCCCAGGAGTCTGAAAACTTTTCACAGTATACAAAGCATGAAATGAAAGAGGCTACTGTCATCCGAGAAAACATGGTAGCGAAAAAAATACACGAGTGGAACAGTGTGGCAGAGGCGAGGGTTGCTTCGCTGAAGAACAAAGAACAAATAGTTAGAAGAAAAGCCGACTGTCTAATAGAGAAAGGAAAAAGGAAATGATAGATTCAGCAAACGATGAGATAATTAAAAGTATTCTAGCGGGCCTAACAGAAGAACAAAAGCAAAAGCTTATAGACCAAGTGGTTGGTGTTCCAGAGGACAAACCTTCAGGAGAGCGAAATGAACAAAGCCCGAAACAAAGCGGTAGAGTTAATGAAGACTTTACAGTCAATAGAGACCTAACACAGAAAGTGAGAGAACCAGTGAGAGCAAAGAAAAACAAGTGGACCGACGAGGGAGAAGCCCATAAGGACATTGAAACGCCAATGTTCGAAAAGACTCCACGAGCAAGAAAACCTCACAAGATGCAAGAGGTTGAGTGCCACGCCTGTGGAAAGTCTTTCAAGATCGACCCCTCAAACACTTATGGGGAATACCATAGATGCAACCGCTGCGGAGGCGGAAGGTAAAAAGATGAGTTCAAAATTGATGGACGTTGGCGCAGAAAGAGCTGTGCTCGCTGGGCTATTTTCGTATGGAATAGAATCATACGTTGAAGTATGCGACCTTATTGACCATAAAACATTTGGACATCAAAACAATCAAGTATTGTATAAATGTCTAGAGAAGGTACTTCAGGATGAGGTGCTTGTTGACATACCGGCAATACTAGCCGCAGCAAGCCAACTCGGCCTTTCGGATGCTATCAACACCAAGCAGGAGCTAGAGTATATAAAATCCTTGATGGAGTTTCCCGTCAAGAAAAACAACGTTGTACATTTCGCCAGCCAGATTAAAAAATTCGAGTTTGCTCGTAAGATCAAATCACTAGCAGCAAAGATCGGTAGGGATGTCGATGAAATAAACGGTGACGAAAATATTGACGAAAT